CCACGCCTTCCGATCACCGGCAAGTTCGATGATCTCGCGAACGGCTTTCGCGTTGTTGTCCTTCGTATCGACCGCCTTGAAAAGCTCGCTCTCGATGAACTCACCTCCGCGCTTGCGAACGCCGGTCGTGTCGAGCCGGAGGCTTGTGATCTTGCTCCGCAGCGGCGCTAGATAGCCTTTGAATACGAGTTCCTCGATCGATACCGGCTCGATAAGAGCATCGAACAGCGCCGGGTCGTCGGTAATCAAACCATGACCGAGCCGGTAAGGCGTCGCGGTAAGACCAATGACGCGAAGATGCGGATTGATAGCGCGAAGCTCGCCGAGCAGTCGCCGATAGCCGCCTTCGTCCTTATGATTGATAAGGTGGCATTCGTCGACGAGCACAAGATCGACGTGGCCGATCTCCTGCGCCTTCGTGCGGATCGACTGGATCCCGGCAAACGTAATCGGCTCGCCGAGCACCTTCGAACCGATCGCGGCGCTATAGATGCCGAGCGGCGCGTCAGGCCAATGCGCGAGCATCTTCTCGGCGTTCTGTTCGATCAGTTCCTTAACATGCGTCAGCATCAGGATCCGCGTCTCAGGCCACTTCGCCAGAACGTCCTGACAGAATGCGGCGATGACGTGCGATTTGCCGGAGCCGGTCGGAAGGACGATGCACGGGTTTCCTGCGTTCCCGGCTTCGAACCATGCGTAAAGCCGGTCGATCGAACGCTGCTGATAATCACGAAGTTGCATCGCGGACACTCTCGATCGTCGCGCCGGGAAACGCTCGGCGAACTGCGCTGACGGCTTCCGGCGGATCTTTGACCATTGCCGTATGTTCGAGGATCTCTCGGCTAGAAAAGATCGTTGCATCAGGCGATCCGTTCGAGACATCGACCCCATCGATCACATAGACGGCGATCCACTCGTTGATGCCTTCTTTCCGATCCCACGGCACCAGATCGGGATGAAGGACGTGATCGTCACAAGCCGCGTGCTGAAACTCGACCGGGATCCCGTCTGCATCGTGCCGCTCGCACCGCCACGTCGAGTCAGCCTTGGCCGTCGAGTGCGCGCATGTGCGGCAATTGACGTGCTTCGTGAGCTTCGTCTGGTGACAGAACGAATGAGCGTCGCAGAATTTGCAGACATACCACGACGGGTCGGTGCTCAGCGGTTCCGGCATACGATCCGAAAGAGCTATGCGCTGCGCGCGGGCAACGACCTTCTCGGCGTAAGCCTGATCGAGCTTGATACGCTCGGTGTAAATCCGATCATCGTCCTTACAAACGGCGTAATACAGGGCGCGATCGATGCCGGTGCCGAGCATATAGGCTTGCATCTGCGCGTAATGGATCGGCTTCGATTTCTCGACCCCGTTCTTTTCGAGGTCATTGAACGATTTCAACGAGTGCGTCTTGAACTCGGCGATATGCGTCGCGCGCGGAGCCTCCGGCACGCCTCCATCTATGATCGCGTCGATCGATCCTGATACATGCGAGCCGAAGTCGACCCGCTCCTGACGCGCGCTTGTGCGCCGGATATCCATCCCGATCGCTCGCAGATCCGAAATAATCTGCGCCTCTTCAATGTGTCCTCGCCGGAAGACCCGCAGGATCCGGCCGGGAAACTCCGGCTGCACCGCCCACCGGAACGAGAGCCAGAGCCATCGATCGCACGGATGACCGATCATCGACGCGCCCATGTGCGGGCGCGGCTTTCCGGCACGCTGCTCATGCGATTGATCGATGAGCGTCGCAATGCTATTTTCGGGCTGTGGGATTTCCATCCTGCGTTTCCTCCCTTCTGCTCAGGCTGACTTGGGGGCTGCTGTGATTAGCAGCCCCCATTTTTCTTACTTCGCCCAAGGCGGGGCGGCTTTCGTACTCGCCGGAGCGGCAGGACGAGGAGCCATCGCCGGAGCGGCTGCACCGTCGATCGCCTTAAAGCCTTTCACTTCGTTCTGATCGCCATATTCGGCGCTCTGCCGGATCGCGACTTTGATTGAAAGCGCACCGCCGACAAGCTGGTCGGTGTCGGTAACGCGGGCGAGACCGATCGCGCGCATGACTTCGCCGAGTTGCTGACGGCCGATGCGCTCGGCTTCAGCCGAAGCGTTGCGGATATTCAAATTGCCGAAGACGACCCGGCCCTGATGGCTCGGACCCGTGATGTCGTACCGCAGTTTGATGTACTGACCGGCACCGTTCTTCGTATCTTTAATCTCGGCCGAGGTGATGGTCGCGTTGTACCAACCGGCGGGAACGAGATCGTAAGACTTCTCGGCGACCGGGAGGTCATTCAGTTCGAAAGGGTCGTGCAGGAAGGCCATCGCGTTAGTCCTTTTTGCTGATGGTGAAGGATGGTCGACCGGGAGCGGTCGTTATTGCTCCGGCAAGCGGCTTGACGACGTAAGCGTCAGCCGCCTTCCACGCTGTCATGTTCACTTCCGGCTTCCACCGGAAGAGGCTCGACAGATGGTGCGACAGGCCGAATTCTGCCGCGATCTCTTGCAGCCGATCGCCATCAACCTTTCGGTTAAGGCGACCGACGACTTTTATCTGATATCCGCCGGGAAGCTCCTCGACGCGCGTCCCGTCGAGCATCTCATCGATCCCGAGCGTTGCGACCAAATCGTCCTCAATGCGGCGGCGATTATCGATCGCGAGGCGTTCCGCTTCCTTCGCGTCGATCCATGCGGAGCAAAGCTCTTCGAGGGTCATGACCGACCTCCGATCTTCGCGATGATCTCGCCGAGGTCTGGAGCCTCCCACTGCGCTAGCTTGCCGGAGCGATCCTTAGCGGTCCACAAGCCGTCGCTATCGCACATAAGCGCGCGCTGCGGATTGCCATCGCCGTCGCGTTCGACGCGAAGCGCGAGCACCTCGTCGAAGAAATACGGCAGTTGCTGGCCGGTCTTGTTTCCCGGCATTGAGGGCGAATAAAGGATCCGGCCGGTCTCGTCCTGCGACTTTTCTAGCTTCGCGCTCATGTAGACATTCCGGCCGGGAATGTCGCGAAACGCGCGGATGATATCCGCCATGTGCTCCTGCATCGCACCGTATGCCTGACGCGGATCCTTCGCGGTCTTTTTCTCGGCGTTAAGCACGACCTCCGCGATCTCGGAGATGCTGTCGAGCGCGACGGTCTCGAACTGCTTTCCTTCGTCGGTGCCGAGCCACGTATAGGCTTCGCGGATCGTTTCGATCGAGTTTACCTCGATGTAAGGAATGTCGGCGTCTTGGATTGATAGCAAACCGGCTTCGGCTGATAGCACGATCGGTTTCGGCAGCGTCTTGATAAGCGTCGTCTTGCCGGCACCGGCCTGACCATAGACCAGAAGCTTCACGCCATTCGACGCGAGCGTTCCGGTGCGTTTGAGGGATATCGCCATATTGTCTGTCCTCCGTTCTGCCGCCGCATGGCGGTCTATGAGCGGCACCCCGAAGGATGCCGCCGAAGACCGTCACCACGTAGGATCTGCGAATTGCCGATCGGCGTTCGCTTCGCTTTCCTCGTCTAGGTCGGCGTCGTTTATCGTCTCGGTCGTGTGTACGATCTGCATTTGCATGACCGAATATTGGTGACCGCCTTCGCGGCGAAGCTCTTCGGCGAAGTTGATGGCTCGATCAAGACGGTCGAAGCGACCGCAATGTTCGAACCCGATGCGAAAAGGTGCGGTAAAGGACGTTCCGGTCTCGATGACGTAATACACGATGGCTGCTCCTATTTGTGAGTGGCGATACCTCGAAGGGTGCCTCCTAAAAACCTCAGAAACGCACTCCGAGATCGGTGAAGAAGGCGACGGCCTTCGCATCGTCCGTGTAGGACAGCAGGGTCTCAAGGTGCCGAATGCAGTAGTCGGCGTACTCTTGAGTTTCGACCTCGAACTCGCCGTTGAAAACCAGCGCGTTCGCGTCTTCCTCAGCCGACATCGTGAACTGATGGAAGCCGGCAACGTCGGCCGCCTTGTAGACCTCGTTCCAGAATTCGCGCTTCGTCTGCATTTTCGTTCTCTTTCGCTTCGAGCCGTCGGCCAGTCCGTTCGCTCGATGAATTGACATTATAGGCTCTCGTCGGGTAATGCAACCTCGAACGGCAATTTTTTTTCGGAGGATGTGAAGATGCTCGAACTTGACGCCATCAGAGCCGCGCTAAAGGATGCCAACGTGCAAGCGGTCGCGCGATCGACCGGGCTGCACCCGAACGCGATCTATCGCTTTCTTCGCGGGCAGACCGAACCGCGATATGCGACGATCGAACGGCTTGCACGATATCTCATGACGCGGGGCTTCAAGGTATGACCGACCTGACCAATATTCTCGGCGGCGCGTGGTCGCCGGTCTCGGCTGCTCCGGCATCGCCGGAGACGCAACTCGCCGATGCGATCGCGGCTTCCGGTCTCGAAGCACCGCGCGAGATCATCCTCGACGGGAAGATCCACCGCTTCCGTTCCGGCTCGAAGGGTTCCGGCGGGCACGGTGACAAAACGGGATGGTATATCGCCTTTGCGGACGGCATCCCGGCGGGACGCTTCGGCTGTTGGCGAGCCGGGATCGAGGCGTCGTGGCGAGCGGATGTCGGTCGCAAGCCGACACCGGCCGAAGAGATCGCGCATATCCGCCGGATGACCGAAGCAAAGGCCGCACGCGATGCCGCGCTCGCCTTGCAACGCGAAGTCGCGGCGAACACCGTCGAGACGATCTGGAACGATTGCACGGCGGCTCATCCCGATCATCCCTACCTTCGGCGCAAAGGCATTCAGCCGCACGGCGCGCGCGTGACCGGAGACGGTCGTCTCGTCGTGCCGCTCTATCAACCGGACGGCTCGATCTCGTCGGTGCAGTACATCGATCCAGAGGGTGCGAAGCTTTACCACGCTGGCGCGCAGACTGGCGGCTGTTCGTGGATGATCGGTACGCTCGACGAGCCGGGAACGCTCTACGTCGCCGAGGGCTTCGCCACGGCCGCAACGATCCATGAGACGACTCGTCGACCCGTCGTGGTCGCTTACTCGGCGTCAAATCTTGTACCAGTTACAGGACAACTCCGCGAACGGCTTGGCGCGACGCAAGATATCGTGATCGTCGCGGATCACGACGCATCCGGCGTCGGGCAGCGCTATGCCGAGCAAGCCTCCGCGAAGTATGGTGCACGTATGGTTATGCCTCCCGTGCTCGGCGACGCGAACGATTATGTCCAAGCCGGGAACGATCTAGCGGCGCTCCTCGATCCGCCGATCGACGACTGGCTTATTCCCGCCGATGAGTTCTGCTCGAAGCCCGCGCCGATATCATGGCTCGTCAAGCATTGGCTGCAATCCGACGCGCTTATCATGGTTCACGGACCGAGCGGCGGCGGGAAGACCTTCGTCGTGCTCGACTGGTGCCTCTCGATGGCAGCAGGGCTGACAGAATGGCGAGGCGTTCGCGTCAAGCCGTCGCCGGTCGTCTATCTTGCGGGCGAAGGACACCACGGCTTGCGATCGCGCGTCGCGGCTTGGAAACACCACCACCGAGCCGGTCGACTGAATATGTGGCTCTCGAAGGACGGCTGCGACCTCAATACACCGACCGGATATTCGCGCGTCGTCGAGAACGTGCGCAAGCTTCAGACCCGTCCCGGCGTAATCGTGGTCGACACTCTGCATCGCTTCCTCGCCGGAGACGAGAACAGCGCGCAGGACGCGAAGACGATGCTCGATGCTTGCGGCGCTTTGATGCGCGAATTCGGATGTTCGGTCATCCTCGTTCACCACACCGGCGTTTCGGAAGAAGCGCAGCACCGAGCACGCGGATCTTCGGCATGGCGAGGCGCGCTCGATATCGAGATCAGCGTCGTTCCGGCAAAAGATGCCGAGCCGATGCAACTCGTTCAACGGAAGAGCAAGGACGCGGAACTCGCCGAGCCGCTCTTCTGCCGTCTCGAAAAGATCGATATTCCCGGCTGGCTCGACGAGGACGGTGCACAGGTGACGAGCGCGATCGTGCTCGAAGCGGAGCCGCCGACCGACAAGAAACCGTCGACTCATTCCGAGAACGTGCGGATCTTCGAACGCGCCTTTTGGTCTGCCGGAGCCGAGCGACGCGACGGCAAGCCGTACGTGCCGAAGGCCGGTCTCGTCGAGTTCATGATGAACTCGCTCGGATGGAGCGACCGCACCGCACGCAACCGCGCCGACGAAGCGAAGCCGCAAGGCGTCGTCTTTCCGCTCCTGACCGCCGGGATCATCGAGCCGTGCGAGCACGGATGGATCATCGTCGACCCCGTAACCACATCCGCGATCGACCTAACGTGAACTACCCCTTCCTATCCCCTACAATCTATATTAGAGCTTGTAAGGGTAGGCTTGGGGAGGGAGCAAATGCCCGATTTCTACCCTACCCTACCCCAGTACCCTAGCCCCCTATTATTGAAAATAGGGGCTGGGTCAGGGGCTAGGGTGTAGAAGCGGCACGGTCGAAGCAGGAGGGCAGATTTTGAACTATCAGAAAATCATGATCGGAGCGCTCGGGACGATTGCCGAAGGAACGGTGTTCAAGCGCGCGACGGTGTACGACTATCTCGTCTTGATCGGCTATGCCGAACGCACGGCGACCAACGCGGTGACGCCTTCTCGGATCGGCGGCATGTTCAATGCGCTGATAGCAGACGGCGCGATCGAGCCGCACGGACCTCGCGGATACCGCATCGTCGATATGAGCAAGATCGCTCGGCGCGATAAGCCGAAGCGGATCGTATATTACACCGGCGAGCCGAAAGCCGGATGGGACGACCTCGGGCTGATGAGCGATCCCGATCGGCACGAAGTCGAGTGGCATCTATGCGGGAAGGAATATGCTCCTGGCGCGTTCAACCTCAAACTGTTCGCCGCCGGTCGCGTGCCGCGCAAAGCGAACTTCTGGATGCGATGGGCGCACGGGAAACTCTCCGGCGCTGACGCCGGGATCCTGCTCGCGATGCATCCCGATATTCACGACAACATCGTCTCGGATATGCGAGAGATAACGGAGGCGCGAGCATGAAGCCGGAAGATCGGATATTCTGGCGGAAAGTTCTCTTCACGTCGTGGCTGACGTGGTTTGTGCTCGGCGTGCTCGTCGGGCGATCGATCGGAGGAATGTGATATGCAGATGCGTATGACGACGAACATCGCCGAGGTCATGGCAAGCGTTCGAAAGACGCAAGCGCAGATCCCCTTCGCGCAGTCGAAGGCGCTCAACGACACGGCGTTTCAAATCCGACGGCAGATCGTGCAGCACACCTATCCAGACTCGTTTACGGTCAGGAACTCGCGCTTCATCAATTCCGTGCTGCGGGTCGAGACCGCATCGAAGACGAACCTCAACGCGCGGGTCTTCGATAAGCTCGGTCGCGACTATCTCGAACGACAGGCCAAGGGCGGAGCGAAGACGCCGCAGGGCAACAACCTCGCTATCCCCGGCGTGCGCAACACGGCGCGAACGGCGGGCGGTGCGATCCGCAAAGCCGATCGGCCGCGCAGCATGTTGAACCGTAAGGACGTGTTCAAGACCGATAAGGCGATCTATCAAAGGCAGGGCAATCAGCCGCTCAAGATCCTCTACATTCTCGAACCGTCTGCGAATATCCCGAAGCGCTTCCCCTTCTACGAGGACGCGAGCAAGGTCGCGAACATGCGCTTCAAAGCGAACTATCAAGCCGCACTGCGCTATGCGATGAGGACCGCACGATGAACGTCGAAGACAAAGAGCGTAACAAGTACGAACGCATGTGGAGCTTCCCGCAATATCGCGGCTGGTCTCCCGGCTTCGATGCCGCACCCGTCGCTTACCGCACGATGCAATGCAAGGAAGGCGAGACGCTCATCGATATGGGATGCGGCACGGGGCGAGCCGGGACATACTTCGCCGATCGAGGTCTCGACGTAACGCTTGTCGACTTCGTCACCACGGCGGTCGAAGTGAACTATCTCCCCTTCGTCAACGCGTGCCTCTGGTCGCTATCGGAGGAACTCCGCGCCGACTACACGTTCTGCGCGGATGTGATGGAACATATCCCGCCGGATTATGTCGAGCGCACCCTCGACTGCATCGAACGTGCGACGCTCAACAAATGCTTCTTCCAGATCGCAACCGGCCGGGACAGTTGCGGAGAACTGATCGGCGAAGCGCTGCACCTGACGGTCGAGCCCGATGCATACTGGCGTCGCCTACTCGTCGCTCGCTTCGACCTGATCGATGCTTCTTTGATCAGGTCGAAGCGAGCGACGAGTAGGCGACGCCAGTATGCATCGGGCTCGACCGTCAGGTGCAGCGCTTCGCCGATCAGTTCTCCGCAACTGTCCCGGCCGGTTGCGATCTGGAAGAAGCATTTGTTGAGCGTCGCACGTTCGATGCAGTCGAGGGTGCGCTCGACATAA